TTGATCCTCGGTAATGGCTGGATCTATTGACTTTAACTGATCTCGGACAAATTTCTCAGAGACAGAATATGCGGCAGGATCTCTTTTTCTCAGCAGATCAACATTGAATTTAGGATTATCAAACTTTTCATACGAGCGAGTTAGGTACTCGCCTTTACGCTCTCTGATAACATCAGCCTTACTTTTGCCAGATGCACCAACCTCCTGCGAGAATGTTCCTTCTTGAATAAGACCTTCGGATAGATTATCCAACTGCCTACGCATTTGATTTGCTATGGGCTGGATGGACTCTGGAAGTGTAGTCGCATCGGTAGCACCGCGCAGGAATTGGTCTAGCTGACCAGATTGATCTGGCGTAAGCCTAGGCTTGCCATTCAAAATCCTTGCTTCTTTAGCCAAGTCCTTGAGCGTAAAATCAATCTGCTTTAGCATCGCTTGCGTGCGCGATCCCTTAGACTCCATGATGTCGAACATCTCTTTAGGAAGATTGCCTTCCGTAGTAAGCCACTTCTTTGCTACCTTGGCCGCACCTTCCTGCACATCAGACACGATGAACCCAGCCTCGCCAGCCTTGCCACGCATAGGGCGGGGGATGGTTGTCTTGCCCTTAATTTCAATGGCATCTCCATCCAAGAATGCCCTAGATGCTAAACCTGCATTTGCATTTGCATTCTCACCCAGCATGAAATCTTTATTTCTGCCTTTTAATTCAGCCCTGTATTGCTTCCCATCTAAATCAAACAAAATTGATTCACGCTTTTGACCTTCAACATAGGGCGCGTATTTAACATTTGAAATTCTTTTTGTGAAGTCTTCAGCAGCTTGCCTTGCCGTTGTAATCATTCCAGAAACAATAGGAGGCATAACAGATTGCCTTTGTTCTTCAGATTGAATAATTGGCTTAGATTCAACTTCTTGTATTGGTAAAGCCTCACCCTCTGCTGGCAACGCCAACCTCTCGCTGCTAGGCAACTGAGTCCTTGGCGTAACAATCGGACCTTCGCGTACAATCTCGCCCTGCAATGGTTCCTTGGTTGGCTGTGTGGCAATAGGTTCTTGTGCAACCATAGTGCTAGGCTTAGGGGCAAGAACTCCACCTTGAGATTCAATTGTAAATACTGTTGGCCTTGTTGGTGTGTAATCAAGATCAATTAGGCTCTCTTGAAATTCGCTTGGTATTCCACGCCGTTGCATTTCTGCTGTATCAGCCTGCGTCCCACGCACGTTACCGCGCACACCAGATTCTGGCAATCCTGCTGGTCGTATTGGTGGTAACTCGGCAGTTGGCATTGGACGCATTGGAGGGGTTGTAAGATCAGTCTTCTCAAGCACCTGTCTTCCAGCCAAATCAACTGTTGTGCGTTTTGCCGACTCAACTCCCCTAGCTCCAGTTTTCTGTGCTTCAGCCAGTATGCCATTCCAATCGCGGTATTCCGCTTCGGTAGCCCTGCCAGCCTTAACTCTTTCATTTAGCGAAATAGCTTGTTCTCTGTTATATCCCTTAACCCTGCTTCCGCTTCCTAGACCAGCAAAGAGCGCACCAAACAAGGCATCTTCTGCGATTGTACCAGGGCTAACTTCTCCACCAGTAATTCCCCTAACTCCAGTACCAACCCCAGCACCAACACCAGCAGATACGCCTATTGCCTTAGCCATTTCCTCAGCTCCACGCTTTGCGCCTAGTTCGGCAAATAAAGTTCTTCCAGCCTGGACAAGCTGTGCGCCACCAACTGTTCCAGCGACAACGGCAGGAGCGTACTCACCAGCAGTGGCATAACTTGGAGCAAATTCTCTTGCCCTAGCGACATTGGGCGTGAATTTTTGTAAGCCAGCTTCAGCCAACTCTCCTCCAGCTATTGCCCCGCCAACACCACCAGCAATCGCCCCTACTGGTCCACCAACTAATCCACCCCCAAGGCCACCAGCAATACCACCTAGGAGTTGCGATGACCCCTTAACCAAACCAGCAGCACCAGCCGCAACCTTTACATCCGTTGGCACATCAACCGCATCCTTATTTACAAAATCATCTATCTGAGCATCCTGCTCTGGCGTGTAGTCCTGTAGGGAGGCAGCGTATTGTTTTGTTTCAGCACCCCACTGGCGAGCTAGGTTAACTTGTTCTGGATAGGTAAGAGTCTTGTAGTCCTCAGAATCCTTGATCTCACTCCACGCTGGGGGTTCTTCTTGTCTTGGGGCTGGTTGTGCCTCAATTGGCATCCCAGCTAGTTCCCTTATCCTATTAGCTGAAGATAGCTCCTGTATTGGGGCTTCAGCCATTTTATCTACCTAGTCTTGATTTGATCCAGCTTGCGGCTACTGGTTGTTCCTTGCCTCCAAGGGCTTCCTCTATCTGGTTTTTCATAAATTGAGGAGTTGTGTCGGAGGATAGCAATTGGGCTGCTTGCGGTACAGTAATAAAAATTGGATTACCATTGGCAGCTATTAGCGGAATCTTACCGCTTGAAGCTGCGCCAGTAAGCTTGCTCCTTACATCTGCGCTTGCCATTCTAATAGCCGTATCTCTTGATTGACCCTCGGCCTCATAGGTTGCAGCTAATTGAGGAACTTGGGTTTGATAAATTTGACTATAAATATCTGCACCAGTCCTGCCAGCTTGTGACGCAAGAACAGTTTGCTTAACTCCGCCAAGGTCAATGTTTGCGGTCGGTAGCAATGATTTCTCACCAGCAAGAGAGTTTTCTATTGAGGCAACTCTGGCCTGCCTCATTCTGGATTCAACATCAAGCTCGCCCTGCATCCTAGTTGCGTCAAGTAACCCAGGACCACCTGGGGCTATCATTTTTGCACCCATTTGTTCGCCAATAGGAATGCCAGATTCTTTTTGTTTTTCCTGCTCAAGAAATGCTGTTAACTCGGCGGCTTTATTTGCCTTACCTTTTGGGGTCTCTTCGCTTGCTTTTTGTTCCTCCAGTAAACCCATTCGCATATCATTCTGAAGTTTTTGTAATTCAAGATCAGACTTCATTGCCTTGTTAGAGGCCATCTGTTGAAGTGCCGCATCGTAGTCTTTTGCCGCCTGTGTTAATGCTGGCATAAATTATTACCTAAAGAATGCGCCTGATGATGGCGAACCAAAAAATCCTGAAGCTGACCTACCAAGATCAGCAACACCACCAGCAACTGTAGCAAAATTCTGGAATCCATTTGGTTGCCTAGAAATCGCCCCAACCTGTGAGCCATACACGCTTGAACCATAATTAGCTTGTGAGCTATATAATTGATTAAACGCATTGGTAAGCGCGACAGGAATGCTTGGGTCTGTCGTTTGATAGAAATTACTAGCGGTAGAAGGCTGTTGCCCGAACTGACCAGGCAACGCTTGGTTAGCTTGGATGTACTGTTGCATTGCGCTTTGTTGCTGGCCTGTACGCTGGTTGGCCAGGTTGTAGACAGAGGGTCCACCGCCGACAAAGTTTGCCGCTGCACCAAGCCTGTTCTGTTGTAATGCGTCTCTAAAGGCAATGTCACCGCGCATTGCATCGGACATGGTTTGACCAGAAGAAAGGAACTGACCACCAGCCCCAAGCTTAGATTGTTGCAAGGCGTTTCTTAATTGAACATCCCTTGAAAGGGCATCTCCAACTGTTTGTCCAGAGGAAAAAAGCGTTCCGCCTGCTGCTAGTTTTTGCTGTCTCAACGAGTTCATCAATTGAGCATTTCTAGCCGCTGCATCACTTGTAGTCTGACCAGAGGCCAGAAATTGTGATCCAACTCCAGACCTAGCTTGTTGTAATGCATCTTGTAACTGAACATCCCTACCCAATGCATCGCTTGTAGTTTGACCAGAGGCCAGAAACTGTGATCCAACTCCAGACCTAGCTTGTTGTAATGCGTCTCGTAATTGAACATCCCTCGCCAACGCATCGCCAGTTGTTTGACCAGAGGAAAGGAATTGTGATGCCGCACCATAGCGAGCAAGCTTGCGCTGCTCCCCAGCCATTCCAGTTGTAACCGCTTCCTCAACCGCTGGCGCAATGCCAAAGATATTGCCTCTTGCTGATTGAGCACCTCGCGCAGCCTGTTGATACTGCCTCTGCTCTTCCACACCAAGCCTAGATCCCAAAGCCAATTGAGCAGTCGTTTCTCCCTCAATTTGCCTGCGTAAAGCCTCGGTTTCGGCTGTTGTAGTTGGTCCAATTTTAGCGGCAGAATAATCTTGAATTTGTTTTTGTAACTGCGCCCTAAAAGCTTCGGCTCTTGGGTCTGTAGTTGCTCCAATTTTAGCAGCAGAATAATCTTGAATTTGTTTTTGTAGCTGCGCCCTAAAAGCCTCGGCCTTGGGGTCTGTAATTGGTTCGACATTAGAAGAAGAATAATCTTGAATTTGTTTTTGTAACTGCGCCCTGTACGCCTCTGTTTGTGTGTCTTGAGTTGCGCCAATTCCTGATGCTGAATAATCTTTATAACCCTTTTCTGTTTGCGCCCTGAACGCTTCTGTTTGCGCGTTTTGAGTTGGGCCGAATGCCCCAGTAGCCATTTCGCCATACTTCTGTCCAAGGGCAACGGATGTTTTATATGATTCTGGATCAATTTCTTGAATCTGTTTTGCTGTGTTTTGCTCTGGAAGTTTCAAGTACTCCCTGAATGAATTTATTTGGCTGGCGGCCTGAGTGGAGCCAACTGTTAGTGGCCTGAAAGCCTGAGCCTGCTTTGTCGCATCAGCAACTGCTGATTGCACGCTAACCAAATCTTTCTTCAAATCATTAACATAAACATCGCTTGCAATTTTCTGTGCGCTATTGGCTGGAAGAGTGTCAAGAAGTTTTTGTGCCGCTACCAGCCTTTCTTGAATGCCAACTGTCTGAGTATTTCCAGAATCAACAATTTTCTTTAAGCTATTTACTTTGGCAGTATTGTAGTCGTCCAATATCTGGCTATCGGAAACTTCAAAATTTAATTTAGATGCGAGTGGCGAAACACCAAAATTGCGTTCAGCCGAAAGAGATTGTACTGCTGGGTTTTGTTGCGCTACTGGGGGTTGTTGTGCTGCTAGGGCTTGTTGTGCTGCTGGAGTTGTTTGCGCCACTAGAGTTGGTGTTGCCTTGCTTTGAATAAGAATAGCGGCTTTTTCTTGTTCTATTTTTTTATTTAATTCTGTTATTTTATTTGCAGTAACTCCGCTTTTCAAATCTTCTTGTTCTGGATTTGGAAATCTTCCCTCATTCTTTCCGTATGTTTTGTAATGTTCTTCTGGCTTTGATCCATATAACTTATCTTTTGCAACATCAGGATATTTTTTTAGATAGTAGTCTTTGTCAAAAGTTTGTGATGGAGTTTCTAATTTTGAAAGTTGTGTCGAATACTCTTTCAAAGTTGCTGATGTATTTGCAGTGCCAGGTTTGGCAAAAGTGATTGGCTGGCTTATGCCACCAGCAACAGCGTTGTAAGTACCAGTTTGCTCGTTGAAGTTTGGCGTGCCACCAGCATAAAGCATATTAGAAGCTTGCGGATTGTTTTGTGGTTTAATGCCAGTTAAAGCAGCGATTTGTTTTGCAGCGGCATTTTTAGCGTTTTCTTGGTTTGTAGCATCAGAAAGTTGCTTATCGTACTTCTGTTGTAAATTATTTACTTTGATATTATTTGATTTGTTTACAGCCTCAGTATAGGCTGTCTGAGATTGCCTAATCAAATCTTGACGTCTATCCTCTATCTGTTTTTGTGGAGTCCCCTGACCAGTTCGCACTCCGTTTGAATTGGTTACAAAACTATCCTCTATTTCCCTTGGCTTAATGTTCCCTTGTTCGTCAACATCATAAACAGTGGTTTTTAATTTTACTTGGCTCATATTATTTAGTCGTCCCAACTGTTAAGTCTGGATTTGAAATGTCGGAACCAATCGTACCATAGATGTCGGTAGGGGCTAGACGAGGAGCAAAGGCAACCTCAGGCTCAACCGAGGCGTAGGGGCTTTCGCCGTAAAGCCTTCCAAACTGCCTAGTCATCTGATCCCCTAACCCGCGATTCAAGGCGTACGCCTGGGGGCTTTGCTCGTAAGACCTACGCAATCCTTCCAGAGTACGCTGTGAGCCAAACTGCCGTTCATTCTGTAGGGAAGCCAAGGTTGCCGCTTGCTGGTCTAGGGCTGATAATTGACGTTCCAGCGAGCGTTGCTGTGGCATATACTGAGCGCGAAGCTTATTCTCCATAGCAGCCAACTCTGGCGATTTCTCTAGGTAAGTGGCGATATTCAACTTGTAGGCTTCAGCATTAGCCTGCGCGACCGCTGCTGGGTCAGGCGGTGGAGGCGGTGAAGGAATAGATGGAGAACCACCCATATTAAGCCATAGCTTTCTGCATAAATTTCATATAGTCGTACTTTTTTTGAACTCCGTTGCGGTTGAAGATTAGGCTCCTGCGGGGGCCAAACCTATCCCACAGGATAGTCAGCAGGCATTGCATAGCCCTTCGGCTACGAGCAGTACTTGTACCATCAGTTGATGTCACAGTCAAGTCAACAAAGGCAGTATCTCCTTCTGGTCTATGTAGGTAATGGGTAGGCTCATCTGACTCGTTAATTACCCTAGCTACCGCTACCCCTACTATTTCCTCGCCATCCTTAGCAACCCCAACCATGCCACGCTGGTTGTACCAGCTAAACCACTCCCTAAAGATAGGCCAGCGAGACTCTGGCACGCCAGATAGCTCAACGTATTCCATAGCGTTCATACGTTGCTTTGTATCTGAATTGTGTCTGGGTTGGCTGCAACCAATACACCTCGGATTGATAGCTTCTTAACTGGAGTGGATACGGCAAATCTCATATTACGCCACTTTTGGTATGACCTTAAACTGCTCGCCACCCGCTTTACAGTATTTGCAGATAGGGTGGCTGGAAGTGTGAATGGCAAGGTAATACCGCCAGATGACCTGGTATCAACTGAAGTCGCAACAGCAACGTCTGCACCATCGGTATCCCTACGCATACTAATCGTAGCCGCAGTTGAACCAGAATTAAAGAACTCAACCTCGTAATGCGATCCAAACTTTTGTGCCATGCGATCATCAAACTCATACGCCTTGGTTGTCACAGAACTGGTGTAACTGCCAGTAGAAGTGTAGTCAACATAATCGGAGGTTGCATCTGCGGAGTCAGCATCCTTATATCCAAGGTAATGACCAACCTTGCTGGTCGGACTACCAATTGCAAGCTTTAGAGCGTTGGTTGTAAATCCAGAGGCGAAATTAGTAATAGCCATTCTAGCCGTAGGTATGCTCCACAACCCCTCAAACGAATTAAACAAGGCGTTGTAAACCAATATGTGGCTAGGCGTGGTTGCAGTATCTAGGGGAACAGCCAAATAATAGCGATTATTGTAGAAGGCAGAGTTGCATGACGAAATATAATTCTTATTGATTCTGGAAATTATGTTCTTAACTGGCTCGCTAATTGGTGTGCCAACAATGTAAAAATCATCAGCGATTGACCTGGCCACAGACCTAATCCCATCGTTAGACAAGAAGAACACATCTTTATTGACAAAGTTAACGCTTCGGCCAGAGGCACAACCAGTTTTGTCATTAAGCAACCTTGTTGACCAACCAGAAGCAGTGGGAGATGTTGGGTCAACTGTAACTAGATACATTTTGTTAGGCTTAAAAACCAAAATCTCATAATCAAAGAATGGTTGGATTGCAACAATGTCCTCCCCATCATCACCACCCACAATAATTGAGTTGGTTAATTTCCACACCTCTGCATCTAAAATATCGGATGCGTACAAAGTATTTCTGTCTGTTCCAGTTCCTACCGCAAAAATTCTATTAGTAAACTGCTTTACTAAACGAAGTGCGGATGGGGCAAGGCTAGAAATGCTGGCTGTTGCTGTTGCTGTAAAGTGTCCACCACCAGCGGGGGGAGCGGCAATGGTAACTGTTGGCGCGGTTGTATAGCCCGATCCAGCAACAGTAACTGTTACTCCAGATATTGTCCCGCTGGTAACTGTGGCAACTGCGCTGGCCGTTGTTCCGTAGGCTATGTTGGGTGCGCCTATTGTGACGGCTGCGGTTGGCCCTGTATATCCCAATCCTTGGGTTGATACAGTAATCGAAAGAATGCTTGTACCTTGCCGATACGCTGTTGTGCCATCTGAAAAATGAAGGTTACTACTTCCATCGGTGAAATACATTCGGTTGTTAAACTGAGAGAAGTCAACCTCGGCACTCTGGTTAATTGCAGTCCCGCCAGTAGTGGCAAAGGTAGATGACGCAGTAGATCGAAAGATGGTTCCGTTGGAAGCCACAAACAAGGACTCGATTGATGGAGAATCAAAGTAATGCATCCCCTGCACTGTTGAGCCTGCCGATAAATTGGCAGACATCTGTTCTATGCCCATTCGAGATTCCAAGTTTCCACTTGGGCTGATGGTCATGTTGACAAGCTCGCTGGCCTGATTGTCACCAATTAAATTGGGTGTAACGCCAGAAACTTGCCCACCCTCAAAGCTTGTGGATGCTGCTATGGCAAGCAGATCATCTAAATTGTCGCTATAATAGGGCATATTAAAATGCCTACTTAGATAATTTCCTCAATGCTAAGTTCGCCCAAGTTTGATGGCGTAATCTGCTTCATCCCGCCCACTTGACTTAACTCGTAATTAGCCATTGCAGAAAGGTCGGAATTTGCTGTCTGCACAACTGTTTGCGCCTTGGCATACTGGCGTTCACGCTCCAGAGCATCGGCGTGAGTTAGCGCAAGGACAACGTGACTGACATGGGGTAAGCGAAGTTCATCGCCAATTGCGCTGGCTGAGGGAGGAAAGTCAACGACAAAGTTGGTTCTGGTTAGGCACTGAAGCTTCTCTACGACCAAGAGAGTGTTGGTGCTAGTAGTTTCTAGGATTGGGTAAAGATCAAGTTCGGCTGTCCCGCCTGTGTTGCGACCCTTGAAGTAGAAGAAGACAGGCGTGCCTGTGGTTGCGTCATCAAGTAAGGAAGAGTTTTGGCTGACAATAGTTGCTAAGTCCATCGCTTGCAACTCTGCATTATTGTAAGCAACCGAAAGCGGGTTCTCTACATTGGAACCAAGGGTAACTGTCCTGCTACCAGCGGTAACATCGTAGGTAGATGTGGTAACAGTTTCGCGCCAAGGAGCAAAGTTCCAGACCCGCCTATAGTTTAAGCTGGCTGACTTTTGCAGGAAGGTAAGCGTATCGGCATCGGTCTTGCCGATCTTCTCACCCGCAAATTGGGCGATTTCGGTTAGGGTCATTTAGTTAAGCCTGCTCAACGCCAAGCCAAATAAGCCATCTGTTGTAATCTTCAGTTGAGATTGCATCATAATCTGGCTGTGGATCGGATTCAATTTTAATATAATTGGTAAACTTGGAATCACTTTCCCAAGTAAACTGATAAATAACTTCTTGATCTGTGTCTGATATAAGTGTTTTCATGTTGCGTAATATGCAATCTTTCTGCTGGTTCCATTGATTGATACAGTTAGGTAGCCAGCTATTGTTGCAGGAGGAGTGATTGTGCTTGTTGATGCTGTTATTGCCGTAGTCGCATTGCTCATTGTTAGGTCCCCATGAACGTGAAGCTTTGACAGGGCAGTTGCTGTTCCAATTGAAACATCGCCGCTTGAGTTAATACGCATTTGTTCTGTTAAAGATGCGGCTCCTGCATTTGTGTATAATAATAAAGAACCTGGATTACCCGCTGCTGGGTTTTCATTCAAAGCACTTATTTGAGCCATAGTTCTGCGAGCATTAGTAGAACTAAAAGAATCAAATCCAATGTTTATCTTATCAAGAGCAGTTATTGTTCCTGTGTGTGCTAATGACAACAATGTTTGGTCTGAAGATGCCCTGGGTGCTTCAATGCCTAATTTTGATGCAGCTGCTTGAAAGGCTGATGTAGCACTCGTAGTCCCAATCCCAACATTTCCACTCGAATCAATGCGGAGGCGTTCACTAAATCCATTTGTATATAATGCAAGATTATTTGCAGCAGGAGTTCCAACAATTGCATCTGTATTGTTGTTTGCATTGTTTACAAATCTAACGAGCGCAAAATTGCTTGCACTTGCTCTAATTCTTGCGGCATAAGCAGAGGCTGGTGTTTGAATGTCTAATATATCATTAGGACTTGTAACCCCAATCCCAACATTACCGCTCGCATCAATTCTCATCGCCTCGGCTCCACCTTCAGCAAACGCAATCTGGTCAGCAGCGGGGAAGAATATGCCAGTGTTGGTATCGCCAGTGGGCGAGATAGCTGGGGCAGCAGCCGTTCCTGTTCCGCTAGTAATCTTGGTTATAGATGTGAGGGTTGGGATCGTTGCGGTAGTGCTATTAAATGTAGCTACTGTTCCAGTAGTGGAATTAAGGTTTGTAATCGTTCCAGTAGTGCTATTCAAGGTAGCAACAGTACCATTAGTACTATTCAATCCAGTAATAGTTCCAGTAGTGCTATTGAGCGTAGCAACAGTGCCTGTAGTACTTCTTAATCCAGTAATCGTTCCAGTAGTACTGTTAAACGTAGCAATGGTTCCAGTAGTACTGTTGAGGGAAAGGTTGGACGTAGGAACCGCATCGGCTACCAAGGCGTTGAGTTTGGCCGCCGTTACATCGTTGGTAACGCCGTCTGAGAATGAAGTTCCTGCTGTGAAATTTGCCATTGTATTATCTCCCTATCAATTAAATCGGTTTTTGAGGACATCCCACGCCATTGAGCAGGCCAGCCCAACGACTCCAGCTACAGCCAAAACCTTCGTCTTTAAGGTCTCAAGCGCACTCAATCTATTAGCAGTATCACCATGAAAAGCAAGTGACCTTTCTACCATCGAGTACAACGTCATCTGGCGTTCTTCCATTCGGACCAAACGCTCTGATACGCTAGAGACTTTCTCTCTAAGATCCGCCACCTCATCAAGACTCACGACCCTTACCCTCCAAGTATCTTAGTGCAACTGCAAGATGGACAACCGCATCGGTCACATCGTCCCGATTTCGCCCATCGTCCACAATCCGCTTGATGGAGCGGTTGACAGACAGTAGGTGCTTTACCTTGCCCACATACTTTGTCTCCTTGACCATGTTGTTGTTCTCTATCGCAAACTTTAAAGCCTCCTTAAAACAGGAATACTCGGATCGCGTCATCACTAAACGCAAACTCAAATTGATCAGCCAGATGCCTATGGTTTTCATCTTTAATAAGAAGACTTGTTATTCAAGGTTGGGCTAGGGGTCTTGCCTGCATCGGATGCCGCGCCCATGTCGGAGTAGTCTGGCAGACCAGAGCTAGGTGTGCGCTTAGGCGAGCAGGAGCAGAGCAAGAGGGCGAGGAGTAGGAGGGGCATTTTAGTAGATTCCGTATTTATCGTTTAGATACGCCTCGACTTGATCTATCTGTGAGCCATTTAATTTTCCCGAATATACGATTAGTTCTGCTATAGATAAATATGCAAAAGCAGTCACAGCATAGACTCCAATTTTGTAGGTTTGACCACTTTGCAATCCCTCTATATTTGCGGGTACAAAATTAACACCAATAGTACTGCCGTTTCTTCTCGCTGTTCCAGACCCACCACCAGCAGAATCAGCGGTAATTGTAGATAAAGAAAATTCTTCTGCGTACCACAATCCGCCTGTATTTATATTTTCGTCATAATTATCATTACGCATACGAACTACCGAACCATCCTGAGTTACTATTTCAAAATTAGAATTAGTGGTACTACCTAAAATACCTTGATTATCGCCATCTATTATATTCCAAACGGCAAACAAGGACAAAGCAGAAAAGCCATTAAAGACATCTGGATGCAAAGTAATTTCTGATTCTGAATTATCTCCATCAAAATATAGGGAAGGAAAGGGACTAGAATTTAAAACTACGGCGTTTGGAGAACTACAATTATTTCCATTGCCACTTTGATCTGCCCAAGCTGTTACAAAGCCACCAGAAACAGTAACCCCTGCATCAGCTTTTAACCAAAGAGATATCCCAGCGATGTCGGTAGGAGAGAAGGGGGCAGAGGGTGCTTTGTGCCTAAATATCTTCCTATTGAGTGGAAGAGGGCAAGCTGTTGAATACAGAGGCATGATCTACCTCTAACTTAACACTGTAACTCTAGCTGTTCCCGCTGTAGCAAATATGCCACCAATAAGACCTGTGTAGTTCATTGGAACCTCATAGTACTCGCCGCTACCAATGCTGACAGTATATGAGGATGTTGACGTAGTGGATGTTCCTAGGGTTGCGTGTAATCGACCCGCACCTTCATTGAAGAGAGTGCAACCCAGCCTGCCAGTGCTTGATGTAGCAATCGTTCCGTAGCTAGTGCTGGTAAATGTAGTCGGACCTGTTCCACCAGTAGTAGCGTTGGGCAATCGAATGCCATCAGCAACATCCGCCTGGAGCGTGGTTAGTAACGCTTCGATGTCAGTTAAATTAACATTGATGACCGAAGTACCACTTGTGATGGTACTTAGATCAGAAAGGATCTGATTTAATTGCCTGCCCATTGAGGGTTAATCCTTGCGAGCGTAGATTGCCATCGCGCCACCTGTCAAAGCCACTTGGTCAATGTCTCCATAAACAGTAACGCCAGCGGTAAAGGTTGCAGCGGTAGTCGCACCACTAATGACAAGAGTTGCAGTAGAAAGCGTGAGGGCAGTTACGGCATCGTAGCTTCCAGTATTAGTGGAAGCTGACGATGCAATAATTGTCCCGCCATTACCAAGAACGAGGCGAGATAAGAGTCGCATTAGGTGTGAAGGGCAATCCGATAGGACGTGCCGTTAAGAGTTACATTCAAGGACGCAGGGGAAGTAGCAACAGTGTTAACTGTGCCACCGCTGGAACTTGCAGTAAACTCAATGACGTTGGTG